CTATGAGCGAGCTGACCAGCGAAGTCCGCTTCTATCCGGCGATCGACACCCGCGGCCAGCCGGGAGGAGGTTCCCTCGAGTGCATGCGGCTCATTTTCGCGCTTAAGGGAGCGGCCGGCGCGATTACCTGGAGCGTGCTGACTCGGTGGGTGCCACCGGAATCGCACGAACTCGACGAGCTTCTCCTCAATCTCCCGCTGACCCGCGGCATCAAGGAGCACGATGTGACCCACGCTCTGTGCCGGCCATTGCCCGTCAGTGTCGATATACACCGGCCGGCGCGGGAGGGCGAGGAACCGGGCGTCTGTCACGTCTGTCACTTGGTCGCGGGCGGCAAATGCGTGGTCGATTGCGGGAGTCTGGCCCACGGAATTGCGGTGTGGCGCGTATTTCTTCAGCAGGGCGATGCCGCCGTCTGGCGTGAGCTCGAAGCGCGTTATCACCAAGCCTTGGAGGGGACAAACCTATGAGCGCCGCATCGGCGGCGATCCCGCCCTTCAAGATGCACTGCGGCGATGCGCTCGCCGTGATGCGCCGGCTTCCCGCGGAGAGCGTGCACTGCTGCGTCACGAGCCCGCCCTATTGGGGCCTTCGCGATTACGGGATCGAGCCGTCGATCTGGGGCGGCCAACCACCCCGCGGAGTCTTGGCCTGCGAGCACATGTGGGGAGATCAGGAGCGCGGACGGCGCAGCGATGTCCTTCCGCGCGAGGAATCGAGCGCCGGAAGGCTTGGGCCGCGCGAGTGCCAGTCCGGGCAGAACGACGGCGGCCGATTCTGCGCGATCTGCGGAGCCTGGCGCGGATGCCTCGGGCTTGAACCGTCGCCGGACTTGTTCGTCGAGCACATGGTCGCCATCTTCCGCGAAGTGCGGCGGGTGCTCCACGGTTCCGGGACGCTGTGGCTGAATCTCGGAGACTGCTATGTTACGCGGCCCCATGGCGAGGGCCCGACCGCCGATCCGAAATATCCCCGAGGCCGCGATCGCAGCGAAGGCGATCTGGCCAATCGCAAGACGGCCGCCGAGACCGGGCTGAAGAACAAGGACCTGGTGATGATGCCGGCGCGCGTGGCACTCGCGCTTCAAGCCGACGGCTGGTATCTCCGCTCGCAAGTGCCGTGGCTCAAGCGCAATGGGATGCCCGAGTCGGCCGCGGACCGTCCCACCTCGATGGTCGAGTACATTTTCCTGTTCTCCAAATCGGAGGAGTACTTCTACGATCGTGAGGCCGTGCTGCTTCCGCAGGCCGAGCATGAGCGCACCCGCCGCCTGCGCGAGCAGGAGCGCGGACTCGGCACGGTCTATCGCATCCGTCGCGATGATGAGCGGCACGGCCAGCCGTCGCCCGGCTCCAACGGCGTAGCGAAGACGGTGCGGGCGCGGCAGGAGCTGGCGCAGCGGGGAACCCGCGCTCGGCGCAATTCGGACTGGTTCTTCGAATCCTTCTCGGATGGGCTGATCCCGGACGAGTTCGGCGCGCCGCTGGCGATGCTCGTGAATCCTCAGCCGTTCGGAATCGAGATGTGCGGCGCGTGCGAAGAGATCTACGAACGGCGTGAGTTCGCCAGATTGCCGAAGAACGAGGCGCAGGTCCGCATCTGCGCGTGCGGCGAGTCCGATTGGGTGAGCCACTTCGCGACCTTCCCGGAGAAGGTGGTGGCGCCGTGCATCCTCGCCGGAGCGAGCGAGTATGGCTGCTGCGCGCAATGTCTCGCGCCGTGGGAGCGCATCGTCGAGCGGCCGGCCCTCGGCGATTGGAACACGACGCCATCGCATAAGCGCGATCGCGGCGCGGTGGCTAGCATTCGCAACGGGACGCCGGACGGAGTCGGAAGCGTCACGATCGGCTGGCGCGCAACCTGCTCCCATCCGCTGTTTCCCGCGGCGCGCATCCCCTGCACAGTGCTTGACCCGTTCGCCGGATCGGGGCGCACGGGCTTCGCCGCACTGAAGCTTGGGCGCAGCTTCGCAGGCATCGAGATGAATCCCCGCTATGTCCGTATGGCGGAATGGCAGGCGGGGCGAATTCTAGAACCGTTCCGGAAGGAGGCCGTGCTATGACGTCGCGTAGCATCCACTTCGCTCCGATGGAGGAGCCGCCTGGCGCGCCCCGTCCGTCCAAGAAGCGGCGCGATCGAAAGCCGCCCGTGCGAGCTGATTTCCCCACCGCTCCGCCCCGCGGCCCGATCGTCATCTTGGGAGATCTCACGCGCGATATCCGCCTGCTCGACGGCGACGTAAAGCGTCTTCCAAAGTCGGCCGCGGAATACGACACCCGGCTGGAGCTGATGCTTCAGGCGGCGCACCGCATCGTCGAGGATTTGAGCAAGCTGCTGATCGATTACAGGGAGCGTGAGTCGTGACGATGCCTGCGCTAGCCCGCGCCAAGGCGGTCGAGAGCATCCTATCGCTGCTCGCGCCCGGCTTCCTCCGGGAGCAGCGCGAGAAGGAACGTCGCGTCTCCGCGCAGGAGGAACGCCTCTCGAAGATTAAGATCGCTTGCGCTTCGAAGCCGCACGGGACCAGGGCCCGCTACGCGGCCGGCTGCAAGTGCATGCTCTGCCGCGCCGCCAATTCGCGGTATGAAACCGTCCGCGCCCTTGCACGGAAGAACGGCGACGCTAACCCGATCGTGAGCGCCGACCGCGCGCGCCGGCATCTCGCCGAGCTGTCCGCGAAGGGAATCGGCCGGCATTCCGTGCACGAAGCCTGCGACGTTTCCGAGCAGATTCTGTGCGCCATCATCTACGGCCAGCGCGAGAACATCCGGGCCCGCACTGAGCGGAGGATACTCGCCGTCGATGAAGGCGCGCGGCGGGGCAAGTGCCTGATGCCGGCCGCTCCGACCTGGCGGCTGCTGCGCGAGCTGCTCCGGGACGGCTATTCCAAGGTGCAGATCGTGGAATGGATGGGCGGCAAGCGCGCGTTGCAGATCAAGCACGGCGAAGGCGCGCGCATCACCGCAGCAACGGCCATGAAGGTCGAGCGCGTGTACAACCTGATCCAAGCCGGCAAACTGCGGAGGACAAGATGACGGGAATGGAAGCCACTCAGACGCCCGGCGCGCTCGCGCATTGCGAGCGGTGCGGCCGGCAACTCCGGGTCGCCGATTCGCGGCGCGAGGATTCGAAGCCGTTTCGCTTGGCGAAGGTTCCCAAAGGCGTGTGCCCCGAATGCGTGATGACGCAGTTCCTCTACAACACCTACCCGGTCAACATGCAGATCGACATCGCCGGCCCCGAGCTCCTGCTGAAGCTGCATATTCGCGAAGCGTTTCTCATGTGCGGAGTGCTCAACGATTGCGATCTTCACATCGACGAAATCGACTGGCGGCGGGTGGTCGAGAATTGGAGCCTGCCTGTGAAGGTCGCCAAGAGTGCACTCAACATGTATCGGATGGGGGATCACGCGCGCCAGAAGAAGGCTGTCGCCGACGCAGGGCTGGGAGACGGCCTCGGATTTTTCGATCCGCCCAATGAGGCCGAGCGGGAACGGCGGAGCACCGAACGAAAGCTCCCGAACTGACACTATGGGAATAACCACCGGTATCGAATGGTGCGACTCGACGCTAAATCTTCAGATGGGCTGTGACGGCTGTGAGCTGTGGATCCCCAAGCTGAAGATCAAGAAGTGCTACGCCGGCAAGCTCACTCAGCTCCGCGCCGGCCAGAAGGGTTACCCGCCGGCATTCGAGCGGCCCGCGATCTTTCCGGCGCGCCTGGCCGAGGCCGAACGTTGGCCCAACCTGCGCGGTACCGTGCGCCCCGACAAGCCCTGGCTGAACGGTCTGCCCCGGCTCATCTTCCTCGACGACATGGGCGACACATTCACCGAATCGCTGCCGCTCGATTGGCTGGCCGAGTTCCTGCCGCGCATGGCTGCCCTGCCCCACATCGTCATCCTGCTGACCAAGCGCGCCAACCGGATGCACGAATTCTCGCGGGCGCATCCGTTCCCGCCGAACTTCTGGCTGCTGGTTTCGGTGACGAGCGCCGCGAATTACAACCGCATCCCGCAGTTGCTGTCGGTCCGCGGCGGGAGCGTTCTCGGCATCAGCTACGAGCCGGCGTGGGGCGCGGTAGACTTCTCGCCGTGGCTCCCACTGCACGCCTTCGGACGGCGGTCCGGCTGGATCATTGGTGGCGGAGAGTCCGGCGCCGGAGCGAAGCCGTCTCAGCCCGACTGGTTTCGCTGCGTCCGGGATCAGTGCGTTGCCGCCGGCGTCCCGTTCTTCTTCAAGCAGTGGGGCCGCTTCGCGCCGGTCGGCCAAACCATGGTGCCGAGCAAGCTTGACCAGGGCCGCATGCTCGACGGCCGCGAATGGAGCCAGTTCCCGGATTGGTACCGGAGCGCGGAGGTGGTATCTGCTGCTCGGATTTAAGCTCCGGTTCGCGCCGATGGTCAAGGACCATTCGAAGCGCCACACGATTCGCGCCCGGCGCAAAACGCGGCCGGGAGTGGGCGAGACGTGCCACTGCTATACCGGCCTCCGGACCAAGAGGGCGCGGCTGCTCGGGCGCTGGCCTTGCGTCAAGGTCGAGGACATCCTGATTTACGAGCGCGGCGATGGAACTTTCGGCGTCGTCATCGACGGCATCGAGCTGGGCATTGACGAGAAGAACGCTCTCGCCTGGCGGGACGGCTTCCGCCACGCCGGTCGGCGAAATGCGTTTGCTTCGATGATGATCTTCTGGAAGCAGGAGCACGGTCGCACCGGCGCGCCGCTGGATTTCAGCGGCGATGTCATTCACTGGAATCCAGAAGTCGCGGCGCCGCCGCCTGGGAGCACCCGCGAATATCATCGCGCTTACGGGCGGATGCGCCGCTTTCTCCACCGACTCGGCCAGCCTTGCAAGAGTCCGGGAGTTAAGAAGGGCCACAGGTTCGCGCACCGGGCGGAGCCGCCGCCGGCATGAACCCGCATTTGACTGGCGAGTATCTGGGCTGGGTAAATGAGCTGGTGCCGAAGGCTGCGCCGATGGGAGCCTATTGCGTCGGGGCGGTCTCGGCCTCAGCCTGGCAGAGTGGACTGAAGCCCACGCGAGAGCTTCTGAGAGCGGCGTCGCTCTGCGAGACCACGGAAGCGGCGGACCGGCTCTTCGAGGACTGGAAAGCACGGAGGGCGCCGTGATGGAAGAGTACGTCTCCGTGGGCGACGAAGCGCCGTCCGCCGATCTGGTCGTCGCCTATCGCTTCAGCGGCCGCAATGCCACGCCGGGCTGCCGGGTCGATCTGGAATGCTCGGAATACGGCGAGCGCGTCGTGCTCGGCGAGAACGGCCAGCGTCTGGTCGCCGGCGGCGCGAAGATCTTCTGCCGGGAGTGCGCCGCCCCGCGGTTTGAGGAGGCGCATGCCGATCCGGGCTGAGCTGCTCCACCTCTATCGCAGGCCGGAGTGGTTTGCGGCGCGGGAGGCCGTGCGCAAACGCGCCGGCGATCGCTGCGAGCATTGCACCTTGACCAACGGGACCACGGCGATGTTATCGTCACGCCGGCGAGGCCTGCACTGCGTCGCGATCCAGTGCGGCTGTGCGCATCTCAATGGCGTCGCGGGCGACGATCGTGACGAGAATCTCGCCTGGCTCTGCCGCGGCTGCCATCTCCGCCACGATCGGGCGTTTCACCGCGAGACCCGCTCCGCTCGCAAGGACCTCGCGCGGCCGATTCTGGTGGCGCTGACGGAGGCGGCTCCGTGAGGGCCGGAAACCGGGTCCGCCGGGAGACTCGCCAAAACTCCGGCCACCGCTTTCGAGCTGGCCACAGCGCTTGGCTGGCCGCGCCGCCGGGCATCGGCATGGTGCTGCTGCCTGCTTTGGGGGGGAGAGGTGGAACACGCGGGCCGGTCCGCGGCCCCGACGCCGGAGCGCGCCTGAACTATCTTTATGCGCTCACGGCGAAGGGCCGCAGTAGGCTTCGGCCATGGAAGGAGGCGGCGCATGCTTGAGATCCTCGCCGCCGCCGGTCTGGTCATCTGGCTCGCAAGCGGGCTGTATCGCCGCCGCGGCCGCCGCAAACGTGAGCGCGATGAGCTGCGGGAGATGCTCCGCGCAGTCGAACGCTCGATCGCGCGCGAAAGGGAGCGGCGAAATGGCTGAGCCGCGGCGTTGCCCGCATTGCGAAGAGCCCATCGAACCCACCGACCTCTCGGCTCCAATCATGTGCGACGGCAAGCTCGCGCAGATGCACTGGGAGTGCCGCACGCGGCTCCTGATCGGCTCCGTGGGCCACCAGGAGCGCACCTGTTGCTGCTACGGAGGCACCGAGAGCGATCCGCCGGGGATGACCGCGCGCCAGGCCGCTCGCGCCGCCAACGAGCATTTCAACCGCGGCAACTTTCGCGGCTGGCCGCCGCGCCAGAGCTTGAATTGAAATGAAGGGAGAACCGTGCCGAAAGATTTGCTTGCCGATATCGACTATTTGATCCTGCCCGTATCTTGCCGCGAGGGGATGCGGCGCTGGATCGAGCAGGGCATCGAGCCGGGGAGCTTCCTCTGCGCCGTCATCCGCAACGAGCTGGTGGAAGCCTTCATCGCCGCCGATACGTACAACAGGACCGCGATGGGCTACTTCTGCTTGTTTCTACGGCACGAAGCTCCGCCTGAATGCTGGGGCTCGCGCGAGAAGATGGATGCTTGGCAGCGGCTTCGGGCCGAGGCGCGGGAGGCCGAGCCGTGAAGAAACGCACCGAGGGTCAGATCATGGCCATGAAACGCCGCGCCGCCCGAGCCTCGCGCAAGAAAGCGAACTACGCGCAGCCCCTGCCCGCGATCCGGCGTTACCAACGCGGCGCACGTGAGCGGATCAACTGAATGACCAATTCGGCTCGACCATAGATTTGCATGGTGCGGCACCATACATTTGTATAGTGGCGGCTCGCCCGTCGCCGCGATCACGCCAGCCCCGCCCGCAGCGCCACCATCGCCGCCCGCTGTGCCGATTTGGCCGCATGCATCGAGCATCCCGCCTCCCGAGCCGCCTCCGCCATCGTCAGTCCCTTCCAAAACCGAAGGTGCAGCAGCAGGCGCTGTTGCCGCGGCAGCCGCTCGATCGCGCGCTGGATGTCGAGGCGCAGCGCGATATCGAAATCCGGCCAGGCCTCCGGCTCATTCTCCTCGAGAGACGCGTGCTTGCGCCGCTCCTCATAGCGCAGCCGGTCGACAATCGCGTTGCGGATCCGCCACCGCGCGTAGTCGGTGAACTGGATGCCGCGCGTGGGATCGAACTCGGCCGCCGCCAGCACCAGCGCGAAGTAACCCGTCGCGATCGTCTCGGGATCGAGCCATCCCATTCTCGACAGCACCGCCGGCCGCACCAGGTGGAGATGCTCGGAAACCAGGTCCATGCTCCCGAGTATTTTTTAATTCCTTTGCCTTTTCCATGTCTGGGACCGATAATAGCCCATAAAGGCGCATGTTTCCCTTTGGAACATCTATGGGGGGCAAAGGAATTGGCGTCGTATCTCGGAGTTTCTGAGAAGACGGCTCTCCGGCACATGAGAGATGGATTATTCGCGGCGTTTCAGCTCGGCGACAAGCTGTGGCGCGTGCATCCGGAAGCGGTGCGCTCAGTCGTCCTGGCCAGGTTGGACGATGCCACTCAACTGAGTGGCGTGACCATGGTCATTACCAACACGATGCTCGGCGACTTGAAGTGTTGGTTACCGCCGGCGGCCCACTATCTTTTTTCCACGCGCGCGCACGCCGGCGAAATCTACGCGATGACGCGGCGCAATTTCCCGAAGGCGAACCTGCAACTGGTCGACGCCTCGGTGGACGGCGATACGGTCTTCTTTGTGCTGCCGCACCCGAATCCACAGGGGATCGCGGTGTGGATCATCCAGGGGACTCTCCCCGGCAGGAACGGCAGGGTGTTGGTGATGGGCGATTACGCCGGCGACCTGTGGGGACGCGGACCGGTCGCCCAGGGCTTCGGCGGCCATCCCGGCGCGGCCGATGGCGAGCTGGGCGGCGACAATCTCACCTACATCGACGCCGGCGGCGGCTTAGCCGAGATGAAATGGTCCGCCAATGCTCAGGGAATCCTGTTGCCTCCGCGGCTGATTACCGGGTTACGGTCGGAGGCGGCTCGAGCGGAAGCGACCGCCTGCTAAGAACTTTCCGCGCGGACCCCGTTCATACTGGGATGTGAAAGGAGAAAGAGGAGTTTATTTGGGCGCGCGGAGGCCAGAAAATCCGCGCGCCGCCTAACCGCGTCCCCCGGCTAGGTCGAAGCAGAACGACGGCGCCGCGCCGCCGGCTCCAGGCTCATCGCGACCTTCGTAACTTGCCCGATCACTTCGATTTCCGAGGGGAACGCGAACACCTGCGGCTTGCACTGCGAGGATGGGTGGGGTTGCAACACCAGGCGCTCCCCGCACAGGTCGCACCACGCGCAAGCGTAGCCGGCGCGATGCTCCAGGAAGTAGATGGGTCTATCGAACTCATTGCTCCAGCCATTGTCGGCGATGCGCCGCCGGCTGCCGTCGATCACCACCAACGATCCCGGAGGCACGATGGGATGCATGAACCAGTCGTCGGTGCCGATCAATCCATACAGGAACTCGCGCAGGTCCAGCCCTTTCAGCAAAGCCAAAGGGAGGGTGCCCCAGCGCTCGATCATGCGGCTGAGGAAATCGGTCTTGGCCGGATCGATGCCCGGACCGAGCGCGACCGGCGCCTGCACTTCGGCCTGGTCTTGAGCCGACAGCCGGATGAGATGCGTCGCCGGCACTTCGACGAGCCTGGCGTCCCCAGGTAATTGATCCGCAGAAACCCCGTACCACGCGAGCGCCTCCCGCAGATCCAGGCGATAGATGGCGCACAAGGAATAGAGCCGGTAGATACTCGGCGTCGTCCCCTTGTTCTCGATGTCCGCCAGGCGGCTCAGCCCAACTTCAAACTCGTCGTTCTGCCGGGCCTCGGCGATGCGCGAGCTGGCGTTCTCGACGTCGCGGAATTTCAGGTCCAGCCGCTCGCGGATGCGCTTGAGTTTTTGGCCAGCCTCTTGCATACGGCCGTGCTCGGGAATTAGTATATCCGAACGGTTTAGCGCGTCACGCTCGGCGGCTCGATCGGGAGCGGCTGTGTTCGCCAGCTAAACAGCACCGCGTGATCGATGGCCCAGAGGTTGACGCCCGGCAGCGCCAGGAGCAGCGTCGCCCACCATTCGCGATCCCATGGGCAGCCCTGGTTGTCCCACGCGATCAGGTAGCGGACGTCGTTCTTGGCCCACGAGAGCACGGTGAAGGCGAACCGCATCGTCGCCAGCGCGTTGTCGAAGTTGAAGTACTCCGAGCCCCAGCTCAACCCCTCGGCCTTGAACCGGTTGAGTCCGCTGCCCGATTTCGCGTGCCACTGCGACGGCAGGTTGACCGCGTAATTCAGGCGGCCGCCTTGCGGGAACGGCAGGTCGTCCGTGTAGTAGCAGCCCGAGAAATTCACGTCGAAGGGCCACAGCACCTCGAACTGCGCGCCGGAAACCGCTGCAAGCACCGCGGAAATAATCGTTGACACATGGGAGTAGATCCGTCCCGCGAGGAAATCCGCATCGGCCGAGCTGTTGATGGTCGGATCGTCATCCTGCGTGTAAAAGGACCACAGCGCGCGGCTGAGAGCAGTCAGCGCGGCGGCCGCCTGATTGGCGTCGTAGTAGGCCATCCCTCCGCCGGAGACCGTTCCCGCGGCCGCCGGCGATCCGCCTGGCCAGGTGGATCCGTCCACCGTGAAATGCGTGGCATCGATCACTGAAATAGATTGCGTACCATCTATAAGGCCGGTGCCGGCGAGAATCGAAGTCCAGCCGGTCGAGAACCCGTGAGCGCTCGCCGTCTCGACTTCGATCAGGCCGCCCGAATCCGCGAAGGCGGCGATGCCCAGCGACATCGTCTCAGAAAAGAACCAGTGCCCGACCTCGCCGAACTGGAGCCACGGCGTCAGCCCGGCGCCGTTCAGGATACTAGACGCCTGGACGTAACAGTAAGCCAGGTACGCGGTCACCGTTGAAGGGTTGAACGCGCACTGGCTGGTTTGCAGGTCGATGAAGACCGCGTCGCCGGCGTCCGGCGTGTAGCCGCCGGAGTTGGCGATCTCGACGCCCAGCGTGTAGTGATTCGCGTCGACTACCACCAGATACCACTCGCCGGTTTGGGTCGAGTTCGCGAAATGCGCGCTGTTTCCAGTGATATAGCCGTGGCCGGTCTGCTGAACCGTCCCACCACTCACCATCTCGACGTAGCCCGAGCCCCAGCTCCCGAACTCGGTATCGGTCAGGACCGTGGTTCCGTCCGCGAACCGCTGCGACCAGGCTCCCGCCGACGTGTTTGCATCCGGCGGCGCGAGCAGCTCCTGGCTGAACGCGACCGTCATGGTCTGGGCGGCCGCTTGCATCAGCGTGGCCATGTCGGTCAAGTAATCCTTGAAAGCTCGGTTCAGAGGCGACGTCTGCGTCGCGTCGACGCCCCACACGCCCTCCTGTCCGCCAACCGGCGCTCCGGCCACCATCACCCCGATATCGCCGGCGACCGCCAGCGATCCAGCCGCCCCCGTGGCCAGCGATACGTCGAAAGTGAATCCGTTGATGGGGCTCAGCACCGTGACGGTGAGCTGGCCGGCGGTCGCCGTAGGCGCCGCGCAGACGCCCACAAACAACCCGTTGATCGCGTCGACGATGCGCTGAGCCAGCGTCGTCAGCGTATCCGCCGGATATACCTGCACGCCGAAGACGGTCCCGCCGATCCCGATCCCGGACGGATTTCCGCCCTTCGTCGTTGCGCCGCTGATGGTGGTTCCCGAGTTGGGAAAAGTGCCGCCCGCCGTGACCCAGACGACGTCCCCGCTGTTGAACGTGCCCGAGAGCGTAACCGTGGCGTGGTGGAAACTCCCGCCATTGCGGATCCGTTTCAGCGCGAAGAAAACGCCGGCATAGAAATCGAGGTCGCCGGTGAAGCCCATCCGCTGCTGGATCCACAGCAGCCGCTCCGGAGCGATTTGATACGTCTGGTTGGTGTCGAAGTCGGCCGCGGCATTGACGGTCGAATAGGTGACGGCCGGGTCCTGCACGTCGCTGAGCACGGCCGCTTGCAGGAAATCGAAGTAGCACGTGGCGGAGCTGGACAGCGTCAGCACCACCGTATGCGTGCCGGCGGCAACGCTCGAGGCGAGCAGCCGCCGCGCCGGCAGCGGGCCTCCGGAGCTTAGCGCGCAATCGAGCGGCGTCTGCGACACGCTGTCCAAAGTGACGTCGAAGGTGCCGAAGCCAGCGCCGAGAACAGTACCTAAATAGAGTGAGTGCATCGACTGGCAGGAATACTCGATCGTCACCGAGTCACCGGAATGCGCCGAGGCCCGCGCGAAGCCTTCGAAGTAAGCGCCGACCTGCTGCGCCCAGCCGCTGCCGGAGAACGACGTCCACCAGTCGCGGCTCGATACCACCACGCTGCCGGGCCCGGCCACACTCAGCGGAGTGTTCGAGTCCGGGTCGGTGAGGGTCCAGCTCGAGAAGACGTAGGAGAATTCTTTCGCGGTGAACGGAACCAGCGTGGGATTGACTCCCCCACTGTCAATCGGGAGAGATGGCGCGAGAGTCAGCCAGCACTGCCGCAGGCTGGCCAGTCCCATCGCCGAGAAATCCAGCGTGACGTGGAAGGAGGTGGGATCGACGCCGCCCGTAAGCTTGGCCAGCGCCGGCGAGATGGTCGTGTTGCCGGCCGAGTTGTACATCGACAGCAGCTCGATCGTGTTGCCGTCCTGGCCAGGTTGGGTGCACGTGATTGTAATCATCGCGCCGGAGCTGCTGGCCGTCAGCGGAATCACCGAGGACGTGGCCGCATTGATTGCCGCCGCCATCGCGGTCGCGATCGCGCCCAGCGTCTCGCCCGTGGTGATGGCCCCGAAAACGTTGGAGTCGAAGACCACGTTGCCGAGGTAGACGATCTGCACCCGGTCTCCGCTGGTAGGCGTGCCGGCGAGAGTGAATGTCGCGCTCGCGGCAACCTCGCCGGTGGTGCTGGTGATGTTGAGCGGCGTCGTCCCCGGCGTGCCGGAGCTGGTGATCCAGCTCAGCATGCCCCACGGCACGCTTTGCGATTTGGAGGAGCCCGGGTAGAACCCGTTGGTGATGGCCAGGTCGAAATCGACGACGACGCCGGTCAGGTTGAAGTCGGGGAGATAGCGTGTGGTGAAGAGGTGTCCGTAATTGTCGTCGGCGTCGAACAGCACCACCACTACGAAGTCGGCGATATCACTAAAGACGCCGCTAACGGTGAATCCCGACGAGCTCGCCGAATGCAGCGAAGCCGCGCAGCCGCGCCGGTCGAATCCGCGCAGGTAGAGCGTGCGGTGCGGCTCGAACTTCGAAATCGCCTCGGGCAAGTCTTCCTCAGCCGGCCACGCGGCCCCATTCCTTGACGACGCGAGCCCACTGCTTCACGTCAATGACGCCGCCTTGGAGCGCGGTTACGTAGCGGTTGTACTGCTCGGCGAACATGTTCATCCCAAGCAAATCGGTGGGCACGCGCTCCTCGGGTTCTCGGCGTGCGGCGCGAGCGGGAATGCCGGCCAAAAGCATGAGAGCTCGCCTACGAATAATGTGCATCAAAACCTCGAAACGCGTGTAAGCTGAGAGAGTGAATCGGGGCGGAAATGCTCCGATTAAAGGAGAATCAGGAACGATGGCCTCAACGAAGAGTCCCGCACCGAAGGCGGCGAAGAAGGGCAAAGCGAAGACCAAATCGCGGAGCGGCTAACGCGCAGCCCTTCCAGAGCGAGTTTCCCCGAGGGCGGTGGTCAATTATAATTGACGCCGCCCTTCCCGTCTTTCCGCTTCCCATTTCCTTCAAATCGCGCGATACTTATGCGCATGAAGCCAACAATTGGCCGCATCGTCATCTATAACCGCCCCGCCGACCAAACCAACGCCGCGCAGCAATGCCCGGCAGTCGTCCGCAGTGCCGTGATTAACGAAAGCGCGCCGGGGAGTCCTGTCAGCGGACTCAACCTGGTGGTGTTCGGTCCGCAGATGGACGAACGCGTTTACGCGCGCGAGCAAGGCGACGGCCCCGGCTGCTGGAACTGGCCCACGATCATTGACGCGCCGGCCGAGCAGCGAACCTCCGCGGCGAGGTAGGCGCAGCGAAATACCAATGAAAAGTGGTCCTGCTGTTCCGGTGTGAGCCTGCCGAATCCAGTTGGTGCAGGCCAAGAGGCTGAGCGCGAACGGAGCCGATTCCGTTGCTCTGCTGCTCGTCGAAAGACTGGAACCGGATGGACCGCGCTTAAGACGTAGTGCCCGGAGGTCAAATCGGCTGGCCTCCGGTTCTCTCGATGTCAGCCGGCGTCCGCCCCGGCGCTTCATTCCACGACCGTCAGGTCGCAGTCCCCGCTCTGCGACATTGCGAGGCGGTCCGGCTCGAGCTGGACGATGCAGCCTTCGCTGAACTCTGGTCCGTGGATGTAGAATCCACCGCGGCCGCGGAGCCAGGCATAGCCGTTTACATCCATTTGTGGCACAAGCGGTGCACTGATAGGCCCGAGCTGCGCGTGCGTGCCCCACGCGCTGATTTTGTATTTACCGCACGGCAGCGGCCCGAGGTTATGAGCGTACTGAAGAGAGGGGTTGTTCAGCCCCGCCCCGTTCCCCGCATGGCCGGTGGTGCTGACAACCGCCCCGTCTCGTGACATCGTGTGCTGGCCCTGGCTATAGGTATACATATACTTACCGAAGTCCCTCGATTCTCTTCCTCGCGATTTCGAAATAACGCCGCTCCTTCTCGAAGCCGACGAAGCGCCGGCCCGATCGGACGCATGCCACCGCGGTCGTTCCCGAGCCCATGCAGCAGTCGAGAACCAGCGCGCCGGACCGAGTGTAGGTCCGAATCAGGTACTCGAACAGCGCGACCGGCTTCTGCGTCGGATGGAGCTTCTCCGGATCGCGGCCGAAATCGAGCACGCTGGCTGGATAGCCGGTGACCCGCTGTACAGTCGGCTTTTCGTGAGTCCCATAATTCGCCGATTGCCGGTTGGATCGGAGTCTCCGAGCGCACGGCCTCAGTCCCTGCGGGAAATAGCGCGGCAGCCGCGGGCAGAACACGAGGATCGACTCATGCTTGCGCATCGGCATCCTCTTCGCGTTCAGATGGCCGGTGGCGTAGTCCTTGCGCCAGATCCATTCGTGCCGGAACCAGCGCGCGTTGGACATTACCAGCGCGCTCGTGAACGGCTGGCAGGCCGTAAGCACTACCGCCGCGCCCGGCTTGAGCACCCGCCGCCACGACTCCCATAACGACGCCAGGTCAATGCGCGAGTCCCATGAATTGTCGGTGCAGCCGTAAGGCAGATCGCAGAGCACCAGGTCGATGCTCCGGTCCTCCAACCGCCGCATTCCCGCAAGACAGTCGCCGCGGTGAAGGGCCGGACAATTGCTGGGGGGGGGGTATCATTTAGCTGAAAATCACCGTCGCGGTGCTGCCCGGGTACGTCGTCCCAACCGCGGTGATGTTGACGATCACGGCGGTATCCGCCCCGATCGTCGGAGTGCCGGTCGCTGAGCCGACCGTTTGCCCCGCCAGAATCGTCACCGTGAACAGCAGCGTCGCGCCCACGTAAATCGTGAAGACCAGGTTGGCTCCGACCGGCGCCTGGCTGACCATAATCGTCACGCCTTGCGCGAGCGTCACCTCGGTCGGGTAGAACGCCGGCGGCCCGAGGTTGCTCCCGATCGCCAGCGTCCCCGGAATCACCAGCGTCATCCCGCCGGAGAGCGTGCCCGTCGCGCCGTAGATCCAGTCCTCGCGAAACGCCATGTCTCCCTCGGGAGACACTTTGCCGTTGACGTCCACCAGGAAGCTGCCGATCAGCACCGGCTGATCGATGTAATTCACCGTGTTCAGCGTCAGGCTCGAGGCCGTCGACGGGCTCAGTTGATTCACCACCGTCGTCGGAGCCGTGTTCTGCCAAGTCGGCCCTTCCACGATCCACACCGAGGTGTTGTCCATCAACAGCGCCGGTTGGAAACTGAGCCCCGTGGCCGTGTTGGCGGTGATGGTCGAGGGCAACTGGCCGCGGCCGGTCCCGGCGATCACCCTGATGAGGTTGCCGATCTCGGCATTCACCGTCATGCCGGCATAGCCGACCGTGACGTTCTGGTTCGCCGCGTCGTCGACGGCGGTGACCAGAGTCGGAGTGCTGGTCAGATCGTCGGCCTTGAAGCGGATCACCAGCGCATCGCCGGCCAGCACGATGCCGGTGGGATCCCGATCCAGCGTCAGCGTGCCGGTGGTGTGATCGAACGCGGCTATGTTGAAGCTGGCGAACGGAGTGCTCCCGCTCGGCCGCCCGATGACGCTGCACGCGCGCCCGGTCCAGTTGACTGGTGAAGAGTGCGAGTCGATCAGCTCGGCGCTCACTATCGTGTTGGTGGAGACGCTGGTCACGTCGACGCCGGCCGGCCCCGAATGCCGCAGCGGTTTCTCTTTGACGATCACCGTGGCGACGTTCGGATTCGGCATGCCCCACCCCGATAGCGGAGCGTTCCCGGTGAAGGTGATCGACGTCGGCGTGTAGCTGTTGTTCGTGCCCGGCCCAGTCAACGAGCCGGTCTGCTGCGCGCAGATCGTGTCGTCATAGAGTGACGCAAAGATCACGTAGCCGCCGAGGTTGCCGACCGCCGGCCACTGGATGTTGCTCAGGACGATCTCATTCAGGTCGCTGCCGGCGGGCACGTTGACCAGCGCGATCACGGACGCCGGGCCCGGCAGTCCGTTGGTATCGGTGGCGCAGATAGAGATGCGCCACAGCGCTCCGCCGCCGGTGATCCAGCCCGAGCCGCCGCTGGTGTTCACCGCGACCTGCCCGATGACCGGCGCCGCGATGCCAGGGCTGCTGGCGTTTACCGGCAGCTTGCCGGTGCAGATCAGGTCGGCCTGGACGGTGCCGTCCTTGAGCTGTTGATAATTCTCGTTGATGTCGAATGTGTATTCGTAGGGGAACAGCGCGTCGGCCGCGTCGGCCTGCACCTGCCACGGCAGCCACACACTCAATGGCACGGGCCAGAACAGCGCGGGCAGAGGCAGCGGCAGCACATCCAGAGGCATCGGCCCGACGTCCAGGTTGTACATCGAATCGGTGACGGTCTGGAATCCGAACTCAACGCTCCAATCCTTGAAGACCTTCAGCGTCTGAATTCGGGCGTCCGCGGTGATCACCTGCCACGCGATGTTATTCCCGTTGCCCGGCGCTTCGGCGACGAACATCAAGAGCTCCGAGGTAAACGTGATCGGCGTCTGGATGCCTTCGATCAGCAGGATTTTGTTGACCAGGCCGGGATCGTCCCACGAATCGCCGCTGACGAAGGTCAGGATTGTGCCGGAGACGTTGCACAGCCCGTGCATGCCGGGAATGCCGCTGCCGGGCATGCCCGCGACGCCGGGGTCGGTGATCGAGATCACCTTGCCGATGCCGCTGGTCAACCCCAGAAGAGTGGTGCGGAACGTGCCCTTGCGCAGGTTGCGCCACTCGCTGAAATTGACGCCGCCGATTTCCTCGCGCGTCTCGGTTGTGGCGATCTGCAACGCCTGCCCGAGCGTGCTGCATCCCACCAGGTGCGCCTGCGCGCTCAGCGGCGAATTGGGGCGGCCATAATAGGCCGCGTGCGTCTTGTCCACATAGACACCGGTGTTGGCCTGGAACTGATAGGCGACGTCGGCGTAGCTGATGGTCATCTGCTCGAAGCGGGCGTCGGCCGGCTCCAGGTGCAAACTCTGGTACAGCATGTTGCCGCGCGTGAAGGCGTCGGTGCTGCTGGCATTGATCCGGATGCCGATATTCAGTACGCCGAACTCGAAGGTGGAATAGCCCAGGCAGCAGTGCAGGATCTCCTTCAGCCAGTCGCGGAAAGGCTTCTGAGTGGTGAGCGCGCCCTGAAATTGAAACTGGAGCTCCGTTCCGCTGCCGAGCGGCGGAGTCACCAGCGTGTCGCAGATCGCGGCCGAGGCCACCACGTCGGGTCCGACTGCGGCGGCGTACTGCGCGGCGATGGTCGAGCTGCTGTCGCCGATCCGCGGCGCCATCCCGATCGCGCGGAGATACGAGTTGACCGCGATCCAGACCGGATTAATGAGACCGATCTGCCAGGTGGCGACGCCGCTCGAGTTCCAGGTGCGGCCGGGCATGCCTTGCGCGATCGGGACCGTCAGCGTGTGAGATACCGGCGCGGTGGGATTGACGGTGTTCGGGGCGGGAATTGTGATCTGGACGAAAGAGATGCCCGCGGCATATGGTATTACGGGCAGGGAGGGGTCCGGGTATTCGCCGAGGTTGATATCCACCAGCGCGAACGCATCCGGCCAGCCGGCATAGTAATTGTTCGCGGGCGAGCCGGAAGCCGCCGGATCCGGATCCGCGCCGGTAATCTGGCGGCAGCCTTTCGCCGAGCTACCGACCGCCGACTCATTCGATGAGCCCTGGTTCGCGATGGTCAATCCATACGGCCACACACCGTCCAGCAGTGGCGCGACTACGATGGAAAAGCCGTCGGCAGTCGTTTCCACTTCACCGGAGAAGCCTGGCGCAATCGTGAACGCTCCGATTGGCGCGCCGACGACGGCCAGCGCGTCCAGGTAGCCGGGGGCGCCGAGGCTTGTTCCGAGGAAGCCGCCTCCGTTGGCGGGCGTCTGGCGAATCGTCACGATCAGGCAGGTCGTGTAGAAGGCGTACAATGCGCTGGCCTGCTGATTGCACCAGATCTCGGGAATCGTATTGCCCCAGATGGTGTCGCTGATGATGGACGTGTCCGTCACTGTGTTGCGGCCGAAGTCCAGGAAGACGCCGCTGTTTGGATCCGCAACATTAGCGCTCTGCTGCACGGTCGGCAGTCCGCCGAACCATGGCGTCATGCCGTGCACCAGGCAGCCGTTGGTTCCGTTCCAGGTGAAGTCGCAACTCGTGGGATCGCCGCCGTTGGCGGTCACAGTAGCGGCGCTCGCGCCCGACGCCGCCCACGGACAGAACTTGCCGTCGTTATACGTCTTCCAGCAGGTCCGGCTGGCGACGTTCGCGGGATACATCTGCATCACCGGGAACAGCCCGTCCGAGCAGTTCACCGGGAACTTAGCGGTGCCGTCGCTTATGAACTGCTGGATGAATCCCAGCCAGAACTGCCACAGGATTCCGGTGTTGACGTGATAGAGGCAGAGGTCGATCGCGGTGTACTTGAGGTCGGTGTCGTTGGCCAGCGCAGCCATCACTCCGTCCGCGTTGCCGAAAACGAACTGGACGTTTTCCGCGGCGCCGTTGATGTTCTGCGAGAGCAGGACGTTGGTGCCGGGCTCGCCCATGTCCAGCACGCGCGGCAAATATAATTGACCGCCGACGGTGCACCTCCGGTCCGACAGATAGATGTCGGGCACGGAGGTGTCGCGGACGCGAATATGGATCAGCGGGATGATCTGCTGGACCTGCGACAGCAGCGCCGCCGAGAGCGCGGAGGAGGGGAAGCGGGTGCAGGTGGAGGCGATCGAGTACTCGGGCGCGGTGGCCGGGTTGGGCACTTCGATCAGATTGAAGGTGACGACGCTGGAGCCGTTGGGCGACTCACTGACGGTGAGCGGCCGCGCCTCGAAGATGCAGGTGTATTGGACGAAGGTGCCGTCCGGCTGCGGCACGTTGTAGAGGAAGCTCTGGAAGCTGCCCTGCACCTCTTCGTAGAAGTTAAAGAGCGTGGCGCGCTGCGCGTAGTTGAGGAGCTGCGCGGGGAAGGGGAATTTGCGCGGGCCGACGCCGACCTCGAAGCGCTGCGTGGCCTTAGTGGCGAGCTCGCCGAAGCGATGGCTGATCACCGGCCACGGCCGCGCCATGCCGCACCCGAAGTCCGGCCGGATGGTCGAGGGCCACGTCAGTCCGGACGCGACTGGAGCGGGGACGGTGATCCGCCCAATCGTGTCCGGCATTGTTACGGTCTAAGTAGGGTCTAATTAGAGCGGATGGAAACCGAAGAAGAGCAGCGCCGTTACGGCACGATCGCTGCCGGCCTCAAAGAACTCGACTGCTTTGTGCCGAACTTCTGCGCCCGGTTTCCGTATTCGTGCGGCTGCGGCGCTCTGATCCGCGCCCGGTGCACGACGCAAGAGGCCATGGACCTGCTGGCGGCCGGCCAGAAGCTCCCGATGCCCGCTAGCCCTTAAGTTCTGGTGTTGGCGATCGCGTGGCACCAGCGGCAGAACAGACAGCAGGTCGGGTTGCGGTGGCCGCACCGGCACGGCCACGAGTCCAGCTTGATTTTCATCAGGAGAACGTCAGCGGCAGAAAGAGGATGTCCTCCGTCTGCCCGAGCAGCCAGATGGTGCCGTCGAGCTGCATGAAGCCGAGCTTCGGAATCGGGTACGCGATCACACAATTGTTGTTCTCGGAAAACGGATCGACGGTGATGCAGACGTTGCCGACCCTCCCGAAGACCGGCTCCGGATAGCTGTAGATGATCACGGTGCGCGGCAGGCTCGGATGTGTGTTCATGATGAACAGGTAGTCCTTGTTGCCGGCGGTGAAATTGTTACCGACGAAAGGATTGGCCGCCTGCCAGAACACGTCCGGCCATTTGAACTGCATGCTGCCGCCCGACGGCGACGGGATATTCTGCTTGTTGAGCAGGATGCGGCCCTGGAAGTACCATGTGGCCTCCGTCACGGGCCGCGGCTGCCGCGCGAGCCCTCGCGCGCCGAGCCACGGCGTGGCCTGCACGACCCTGGTCAGCGACATGGATTACTCTTCCCAGGTGACCGAGACGTTGTAGTCTTTGGCGGTCGGCCCGGTGATCATCTGGATCCCGATTCCGATGACGGTGCCGGTGGAGAGGTTGCTCTCCGGCGCCGCATCTTCCAACGGCGGCTGCCAGATGGCGGTGCTGCTCATGTTCAGCGGGATCTCGATCGGATCGCCAGTCTGATACGTCGGCTCGCCGGTGTGGTTGATCACCGCGGTGACCGAGGGCGCGCCGTTGCTCTTGTTGAGAGCGAAGGTGACGCCGGCGGTCCCGGTACCGGCCGCCGTGATGAAGCGGATCGCGAAGAGCGCCGACGTGGCGGTCGGCGTCGCGTCCGAGCAGCCGATGATGACTTGCAGCAGCTTCGGCTTCCGCGCGCTGGTCGCATACAACGCGAGCAGCGTGAAGGGGACGCCCGACGCGGTCAACTGCCCTGAGGAACAACTTGCTTTCATATAGTCTCCTAATCGATCTCTGCGAGCCCGAGCGGCACGTCGGTGCGCGGCAGCCCGATGGTCTCCGACCAGTTGCCGAGGAACACCACGGTGTGCCGCCCTTCCGTCGCCGCGCCGGTGGGGTCGTAGTTCGAGCCGATCGGCTCGCCCGCCCCGGCCTCGAACGGGTTATACCAATAGAACGGCGCCAGGCCGCCCAACTGGCCCTCGAAGAACTCGCGCAACTGGATCGCGACCGGCCCCGACAGTTTCTGCGCCAGCTTCCAGGTGCGGATCGAACCTGGCTCATTGACGCCGTCGGTGATCAGCCCGAGCTCGGGTGTGCCGTCGTGATACGTGTTCGAGAGCAGCGGGAAGATGCGGCTCTCCGAAAACAGCGTGCACAAATTCTGCGGCATGACCGCCGTGGCCACCGCCGCCGCGAGATTTCCGGGCATCGAGTGCTTACGGCGTCATCACCCGGTACGAAACCGAGATCGGGAAGGTGTCGGTGGTGGTGAGGCCGGTGCTGGCCTGCTTGATATAGATCGGGAGATTCGCCCACTGAGTGGTATAGCTCCCTGCGCCTCCTGCGGGGGTCGGCAGCCCGTTCGGCGACAATACCGAAATGTCGTCCGTGCCGAACGTCGCAACCCGGCCGACACTGCCATAGCAGAATTGCCCCACGTTCCCGAAGGTCCCGTAATCCACGAAGGAGCCGGCCGAATACGTCCCGATCGTGAAGGTGACGGAGCCGCACCCGCTCACGCCGCCGCCTCCCTTATCGACGATCGTCATGTCGAGCAGGATGATGATGGTCCCGGCTCCCTGCGCCGGGATCAGCTCGATCGGCGTGTTCCCGGTGAATTGGGCGGCCGACATCACCACGTTGGCGGGCGTCTGATAGGTTCCTCCGCCGCCAGCCGCCGAAATCACCCCGGCGTTGATCGTGATCGTTGTGCCGTCCGGCTGGACGCATCCGAGGCTGGAGGTCGTCGCGTCCGCGCAGGCGACGTTGGTATTGTTCGTGACGATGATCCCGGCGCCCTGCGAGATCACCTGGTTGGTGACCGGCTGATACTGAGTGGGGGCGCTGCTGACCGCGCCTCCGGTCACCGGAATCGCGACTGTGTAAATCGCGATCGGCGGACTGCCGCTGGTGCAGGTGCTGCCGGCGAAGCCCGCCACCGTCCAATTGGATAGCGTAATTCCCGAACTGTAATAGCAGACCGGTTGGTTGCTGGCGTTCGCGCCGACGTAGAAGGTTCCCGAATCGGCGCCGCTCGCGTGGGTGATGGTGTATGTGCCGTTGAGCACGGTTACACCGTTCGCCGCGGTGAGCACCGCTCCGGCCCCCATTGTGATGACCGTGGACGTCGTCGTCACGTTGAACGACGATAAGCCGCCCGGATAGCAGCTCGATCCCAGGACGCAGGTGGTTCCGTTCACGGTCGTCGACGCGTTCGAGGCCGCCTTCGCATTCAGCGCGGTCTGCAAATCCGCCTGACTCGAAAGCGTCCCGGTGATCGCGCCCCAGGCGCTGGCGCTGGAGGTGCACCAGGCTGCGACTCCGCCCGTAATGCAGACGGTGTTGCCATTATTCGCGCCTGAGGTCGAGAGCTGCGACGGCAGCACCACATACGTCTGGCCGGGTGGCGTCGAAACCTGAATGCTCGCGATACTGACGGGCGAGCCGCTGGTGGGCACGAGCCAGATGGCTTGCGTCGTCTTGCCGCCGTTGTTGGTGGTGACGGTATATGCCGGCGTCAGATCCGGCAGCATCCCTGTGGCCGTGTCGGTGGGAACGAGCGCGATCGCGGGCGAGCACGCTCCGGCAATCACCAGGATGCGCAGCTCGCCGGCCTGCACCGTGACACCGGCGCTCGAGAACGTCGGCCAGGTGATCTGGATCGAGCCGTTCATGGCGGATCCGTCCGCGTTGACGATGCCGCAGGTGACCGAGGTTTTGGTGGACTGGGCTTCGACAAATGGCGCGATCGCAATCGCGCACACTGCCCATGCGAGCAGTATCGGCTTCATTCCCATGGTCCGAATACTCCGCGCGACGCCAGTTCTTCGCTCCATTCAAAATCCTCTTGTTCGTGCTCGAATTCGCCCGCCCGAAGCAACCCTCCGGGGGGCGCCTTGCTTTGGAAGCGCGCCGCGCCGGGGAGAAAACGCCAGCGGGCTTTGCTCCCGAAGGGCTGCTTCCGACGTACGGGACATCTACGAGCGCACAGCGAATGCGTTGTGCGCGTTTTAAGTGATCAGGTTGGGCTGGCCCTGCATCGACGCGCTGCTGGTGACGCGGCCGTTCCCAGCGGCCCATGCCGACGCCACCTGGTCCTGAATCACGTCCGGCGTGATCACGTTGCCGGCCATGAAACTATTCAGGTCCTGGCCGCCGACGTTCAGCGACAGGCTCATCGGCTGCGACGCGCCCGGATTGACGGTGCTGGAAACGCCGCCCAGCACCGGCACGTTCCCGCTGTAGCTATACGCATTGCCGTACTGATAGGTGGCCTGCTGGTAGAGCTTGCCGCCCTGCTCGGCCAGCGATCCGGCCTGCGGCGTGGTGGCCGACAGCGGCATCTTCTGCCCGGTGCCGGCTGCGTACAGCCCGAGCATCTGCCGCACCTCCGGCGAATGCACCGCGACGGTGACGTTGCCGCCATACTTCGACTGCGCGATCTGCGCGATCTGCTGCGCCATCTGGTTATCGATGTTCAGGCCGTAGATCTGCTTGCAGAGCTGCTTGGCCTTCTGCTCCGGACTCACGTCGCCGATGGCCATCTCGATTCCGCCCGCGAGAATTCCGGCTGCGGCGCCGACCGCCGCGCCCACAGGACCTCCGTACTGTTCGCCGATCAGCGCCCCGCCGGCGCCCGATTCGATGATTCCGGCCGCGGTGCCGCGCCGGGAGCCAAAGAGTCCCGCTTCGCCCAGCATCATGCCGGAGATGCCGGCCAGCGGCGAGCTCGCGACGCTGCTGGCGATCGTGCCGGGGCTGTTGCCGACGCCCGCGGTCCATCCCTGCGCGCCGTGATAACCGATGGCGCTGCCGAGCCCTGCCCAGCCGCCTTTCAGCGCGCCCAGGAGTCCTGCGGGTCCCGTGCCTCCGCCGCCGCCTCCGAAGATCCCCGCGAATGGGTTGCGCTGCGCGCCTCCTCCGGACCCGGACCCACCGCCGCCGCCGAAAAGTCCCGCGAAGAGGTTGCGACCCGGCATCGACGCAGTGGTGCCGGTCTGAAACACCGGACCAGCGAAGCCCGACGTTCCACCCGGCGCGCCGAAGCTGTCGCCGCCGAAACTGGGATTGAAGATGTTGGTTCCCCAACCGCCGCTTGAGTAACCGCCTCCGCCGCCGCTCCATCCGCCGCCCGCATAGCCGCCTCCCGATGGAATGTTCACAGACGGGATGGAGACGTTGGGAACCGCAATACCCCCCACGGAGGAAGGCACGGGCACGCTCGCGCCCATGGTTGCGGCGGTCACCTGCACATGGGCATATAGCGCCGCTGTGTTTTGCTGGAGCGCCAGCAAATGCGCTCGATCGACTTCCAGCTTGGCTTGCTCATCCGACTTCTTGTTTCCGCCGGGTACAAAAATGTCGCCCACCATCGAGCCGAATTCTTTGCTGATTTGCTTGTCGGTGGCCTTAACGAGGTACTCCTGGAAGGAGCCTTTCTTGTTGGTGATAGCGGCGTCAAACAACCCGGAGGCGACGCCGGCGATTTCCTTGTGCTGCTGCTCGGCGATCCGCTGTTGATCCTCCGCCACGGCCTTTTGCGCTTCGTTCAGTTTGTCTTGAGCCTCCTTCATCGAGTTGAAGTACAAGTCCGAAAGTGCCAATTGGTTCGACTGCCTCAACTCGTTCAAAGAGTTTTCGTGCTCAGTGTCCATCTTGCCGACGAGCTCGCCGTTGTCGAGAGCGTGCTGGCGCTCCGCCGCATACAATTCATTGCTGTACTGGACTTTGATCTGATATTCCTGATCGAGCGCATCGGCTCTGTTTGGCGCTCCACCGACACCTGACAGCTTTGCGGAACCCAGTGCGGACTGTTCCCGCCCCCGAATTGCGGCAAGCTGCGACTGGTAGTAATCGTTCTGTTGGGCTTGCCCGGCGGTGAGAAAATCGCCAATGCCCGGACCATTGCCACTCGCACCAACGGGCAGCATGTTGAACTGGGTGTCTACGTTTCCAAGTAGGTTGCCCGAGGAAAACGGGTTGACCGCTCCGCGGCGGGTCAATGGCACGTTCGCCATGCGGCCAGTTATGGTGGCCGCCTTATCGCTGGCCCCTTTCATCGATTCTTTCAGGGCGTCGATTTGGCTCGTTAAGGAGGCCGCTGCCTTGGCTGCTTCCGAGTATTTGTTGATGTCCGCATGTCCGAGAGAGCCATACTCGACCATGTTCTCTTTTGCCGTTTTGAGTTGAGTTTCAAGGCTCGATAGCGGGGTGGCGTTTCTCGCATCGATTGCCGCCTTTGCGGACAAAAACGACGTGTCTAGATTGGGGGCGCCCGGAGCGCCGTGTGGAGCGGATACGTTCCATCCCTGCTGTGGGCCATACGTGACGCCCATGGCTGCATTCACGAAGGAGGTAGATCTGGCGTCGGCCGCGTTGTAGCCCCGATAAAGCTTGCCAAGCAGCCCTTCCCCGCCTTCGGATTCAAACTTGATGTCTACTTTGAGCTGCTCCCCAAGCATGCCCGCTAGTTTTTCTTTGGCGAAATCGGCCGCCACACCCACGGTGTGCAGCATCTTTGCCCAGTCGTCGGCCTTTCTCGACGTGTCATCCATGCCGAGCCCCATCGATTTGAGCAACCCTGTGGTCTCTTCGTAGTCGCCCAACACCGGCTCGATGGACTTTGCGAGTCTGGCACCGAAGAGTTCGCCCGCCGTGGCATTCCGCAGAGTGATGTCCTGCATTTGCGACAGCTTTTCGATCGCCGCCGGGATGATTTTCCCTACGTCCCCACCCATGTCCGTAACGGATAGACCAAGCCTTCCAAGGGCCGCCGTCATGAATTGAGCTTTGGCTCCGCCTTCATCCAGCGTGGTGGCCATCTGCGTGCCAGCGCGAGCCATCGAGTTCATGTCGACGCCGGCGATTTTACCGGCTGCCATTAACAGCTCCAGCTTTCCTGTAGCGATGCCGGTTTGAGCCGACAGATTTACGATTCCTTCTCCGGCTTCACCGCCGGCCTTGGCCATCTCATACAGAGCCGCGCCAACGCCCAAGCCGGCGACGGTGACGCCGGCAAACACCGCGCCAGCAGGCCCCATCTTTTCCCATAGGCTGGTCGCAGCATTTCCGGCTGATCGCATCGGAGATTCGATGAACTTGGAGATGTTCTCGCCGAATTCCTTGAACTTGCCGCCGCTCTCGGAGGCCTCCGCCTTCGAGATCATCTGCTCGAACGCCGCAGTGTTGCGCCGGATCGCCTCTTCGCTGCCGGCGAGCCGCTTGTTGTACTCGTCGCGCTGAGCGATCAGCCGCTGGACCTCGGTGATCTCCTTGCCATAGCTGGCCGCGCGCATCTCGTTCGATCGCACCAGGCGAAGGTTGCTGTCCTGCGCCTTGTCGTTCATGCGCAGCATCAGGTTCGAAACGCGCTCGAAGGAGTCTTGCAGCCGCTGGTTCGCGCCGGTGCTGCCCTTCTCGAAGCCCTCGACCGCAGTGTTCATCTGCGCCAGAGCGCCGACGACACTTCGCGGGTCGATCTCGAAGCTGACTTCTTCCAGGCCGGGCATTTGTAAGTTTACTTACGCAACGTTTTGGAATCGAACCGGGCACTGCCGGCGCAGCTCCGCCAGCACCGCGGCGTTGACGGCCGCGCGGTCCTTGGGCGAGACACCGAATTGCTTCTCGCGGCGGTTATTGATGTGCGCGATCATGTCCGATTGCGGGTCGATGAATCCGATGGTCACGGCGTTCTCGCTGGCCCGCTTCACTTTGAGCGAGCGCATGGTGCGGCCGGTCCACATCCAGTCGCGGATGGGCTGCAAGCCGCGCCGCATTTTATAGTCCGGATAGCCGGGCGCCTGATTGCCCCGGCTGGTCGTTCGGCCAGGCTTCAGCGGCTTGGCCTCGTCGTCGTCGCAGGTTTCGCCGCGTTTGATCCGCGCCGCGATCGAGTCGAGGCCGGCCTGCCCGATGCGCTGCATCTGCTCGGCAGAGAACGGGCCCAGCACGAACCGCGCCTTGCGGATCTTGGTTTGAAAAGCCATATTGCTGGTACTTTTTCCAGGTGTGGAAACGCCCGGCGCCCCGATAGGATCAGATCAACAGATGTTCCAAGAACCGGGGCGGACGGATCGAGCGCCTTCGATCATCGCCGCCCCGAAATCCTATTTGGCTAGGAATCGAGGACCTCTCTGGCTTCGAACATCACGCTCTCGGCGTCAGTCGATTCCAGCAGGTTGATCTGCCGGTCGATCTCTCTCGTCCGGGCGTTCGCTTCCCGTTGGATGCCCGTCCGCTTCGCCCGCAGCAGGTCCGCCAGCGTTAGCGTGCGATCCCTATCCGGACATTGATTCGTGCTCTCTTTTCGCATTCGTTTTTCTCCCTCTTAGCGGCGCTGGTTGCGCAGCGCCATTTCCCGCTCCATCTCTTTGCGCTGTTCGTCGGCGCGGCGATCGCGCTCTTCCTTGAGCACGCGCAGCCCGCGAGCTTCCTCCGCGGTGACATCGTTCCAGCGCATGTTGAAGCGATCGACGCTGAAATCGAGCTCGATCAGCCGCGTCAGCAGCTTGCCGGCGCGCGAATGTTCGCGAGCTTCTTCCAGGTCCTCTAACGGGCAGGCTTCGCACCGCGTCACCGAAAATCCCAGCTCGCCGCAACCGGGGCAGCGGCCCGGAGCCCACACGTTGGGCGTGTCCCACCGGCGGCCGCAGTGGATGCACTTGACCGTCGACGATGCCGGGCACTGGTCCGGACCGGCTTCGCCGCCGAAGCACATCTCGGAGCGGCGCAGCTCGCAGTAGACCAGCAGCCGGAGCGGCAGCGGCCAAGGCCACCACTCCGGCCTTAGGAGTTTGGGCCCAGCTCGATTTGCGGATCCAGTTCGGCGACGGCCTGCGCCAGCTCGCCCGCGACGGCGAACTTGTGATGCGCCGGAACGTCGTAGCCGGCGGCGTAGCCTTCGGCCGACAGCTTCACCGCGTCGTACAGCTTCACCGAAGCGTCGGCCCGCCAGGCCAGCTCCTCGCGGCCGTGCCGCAGGTCGGTGGAGGCGAAATTGGTTCGGCCGAAGTCGAACATCTCGTCTTCCATTGGCTCGCGCAGCGTGTGGGAGACATCGCCGAAGGGCGTGCGCAGCGTGATTTTGTAGCCTTCCGCCGGGCGATCGCACGATACGACCTCGGCGGAGGTGAACTTGAGGATCGCCGCGCGGCACTCGGCCGCGCTGAAGGCGTCGCCCTCTTGATCGATTCGGAGCTCCGCGAACAGCTTCAGGTCGGCTTCCGGATTCGCCACCAGCTCGGACTGCCACTTGCCGCGCCCGATTGAGTTGCGGATAGTCTTCTGCCGGTTGATCCGCTCAATCATCTGAGCCGACGTGGGCAAACGCAGCACGGCGGACTTGGGAGGGTGCCGATTGGTGAACTTGAACCCTCCCGACTGTGGAACCTCGCCGTACAGCATTACGAGTTGGCGGGCCCGCTGATCGGAACGACGTTGGAGGCCGGCGCCGGCGCGGCCTTGGCCTTTTCGAGCGCGATCAGATCTTCGATGGCGGTCAAGCCGCGCTCGAAGAGCCCTTCGCCCACCGCGACGGCCGCTTGGCCGGCCGCCGAATTCAGGAACGTGAGAAGTTGCTGTAGCATTGTTTTTCTCCTGACTGATAAATCGTGCGACTACTGACAAATGGATGGCAGTACGCACTTGGAGGTGATCGAAATCACTCCGTTGGACGAGTTGTACATGGGGTCGGCGGTCACATGCACCGCGACCAGGCCTTCTTCGGCCTTGTTCTGGATGACCTTGTAGCTCAACTGTTCCCAGGTCCAGGTGATCTTGTCGTTGGTGTCGTAGGTCATGCCGATCACGGCGGTGCCCTGCGTCTGATTCACCAGCGCGTTAAATTCTGGTGAATTATGCTGTAATAACGCGTCGAATTCGAAGGTCGGAACGCGAGTGCCGATCGGGATCCAGTCCCGCACCTGCGCGGCAAGTCCGCTGTCCAGCACTTGCGTGCCCGAGCCAGGCCTATAGCCGAGCTGGGCCAGCAGGTTATTTTTCCAGCCCATCTGGACGCTCAAGATGCGTCCGCTGGAAGCGGCCGTGATGTAATTGGTGCCGTTGATCGTCACCGTGGCGGCGCCCGACAGCATGTTCAATTCGTTCAGGACGCCCGGCGCCGCGACGCCGCTGGGCATGGTGACGTTGCCGGAGCCGATCCAGCTCGCCGTGCATTTGTGGGTGGCGCGGCCGGCGCCGTATTTGATGACGCTCATCACCTCTTCGAGCGCGCAGCCGACGTAGGCATAATCGGCGGCACTCCCGCCGCCTTCGGCGATCTGCTCGACGACGGTGAAATAGGGCGGCTCGATGGCAGTGCCGGGGTTGATCGGCACGATGGTATAGGTGTAGGGCGCTCCCGAGCCGCTGACGGTCACATTACCCAGCGCGAAGGCCCACGCCCAAGTGCTCCACTCCACCGATCCGTACTTGTCGAGCGATGCCCGCGGATCGAAGACCGTGGCGAACTGTTGGGTCGCGAATTCGTGGCCCTTACCGATTTCCGGCGCGTTGCTCTCGGTCCCGAAGTTGGGCGTCGCCAGGTCGGAGTTGAGCTGCGAGAACTGTAGGAAGCCGCCGCCTCCCGCGTAGAGTGTGGCGATCGCGGACTGCTTGCCCTGACTGAGCAGCGCAACCTTTTGCTGAATTCTTGCCGGCATTGAAGTGAAACTCTCCTATTGATCTCCGATTTGCGGAAACGCGAAGTGCGCGCAGAATCGGTCCATGCCTTCTAAGTCCATGTCGTGCTCGACCGATGGATTATCCGGGATTTCCCATTTCCCCGGCACCAGGTGCAGATAGCGGATGTTGAGCGTCGTGCCGTTGACCGGCGAATTGACAATCAGCCACCACAACTCCTCATAGGCGACCGGCGCGACTTCGCCAGCCTGGTTGGCCATGCGGATATAGATGGCGATGCTGTCCTTGATCAGCGTGGCTCCGTCGAAATTGCCGCCCTTCGCGCCCATCCACGCGACCAGGATGGACGGCGCGGTCATCTGTTGGATGGCGCGTGCCAGGCTCTGATCTTCGCCGAAGACGTAGTGATGCGCATAGATGTTCGTCTGGCTGCCGTTCATCGCGGCAACCAGCAGCTCGATCGACTGGAGCGCCGTCACCACGGCGTCGACCAGCGGCTGCGGATTGAGCATTAGGCGGATTACGCGTTGACTTGCACGCCGTTGGCGCCGGTCAGGATCCCGGTTGCGGCGATGCAGCTCGCCGTGACGGTTTGGTTTCCGCTGCCGTTGTTGGTGATCGCCAGCAGCACCGAAAGCTGGGCCTGCGCTCCGTCGAGCGAGGGCGTGTAAGTCCCCACCGTCTGGGCGTGCGTGCTGTCGTTCGTCGGCGCCTGCACTTCGGAGCCGAACCCGATCGCGGAAGGCGTGAACGCGATGCCATGCCAGACCACCGGCGAGCTTCCGGTGGTCTTGACTTGATCGCTTACCAGCACGCGCAGCGAATTGTACCGGCCCTGAATCAGCGAGGGCGCGATGACCGCGGAACTCGCAACGGTATACAAAGACCCGACCAGCGTTTCCGGGTGGATCACAACGAAAATGGGCTCGCCGAGCCCGGTCAAAAGCGTGATGATCGAGCCAAGGTTCGTGGTGGTGAGGTTGCCTTGGCCACCGGTGCCGATGGGCGCGTTCGTAATAAAGCTCGCATATAGATTGAGGATCTTGCCGTCGAGCGAGCTCGCGAGTTGGAAAGCCAGCCGCCAGGCCAGCTCCCGAATCAGCGCCGGGGTGGCGATGACGACGTCCACCGGGACGGCTTCGGTCGCCGACAGCGTGCTCGCGCTGCCGATGGACGTGTTCCCCGAGGAAGTCGCTGAAAGGGCGCCGGTGGGAGTAACGTAAACCGTTCCGCCGAACAGCCCCGCCGCGCCGGTGGCTTTGTAGACGCACCGCAGCACGATGGAGGCGTCCAGAGTGTACTGCGCCACCAGCGGAGCCAGCGCATTTACGAGAGTGGTGCACTGCGCGATGGTCGGCGTGCCGCTCGCCGCCAACGGCCGGGCGGTCCCGTAGATGAACTCGGGCGCAATGTCGGCGACCAGGGGCTCCTGCCCCAGCGCAAGCAGCGATCCGAGGGACGGAGCACTACCGAAGGTTCCATTGAGGCGCACTTGCACGGTCGCATCGCCGGTGGCGCCTCCGAGGGCGGCCGTTCCGGCGGTCGCTCCGATGCTGTTGAACCCGAGTGCGACGGGAACGACTAGGCTGGCGACGCCGATGAGTGTGTTCGGGCCCGAAGCGTTGCTGATGTTGGAGGTGGCCTTGAGCGCCGTGTTGTCCCAGTAGACCGGGGCGCCGTTCGTGAAGGCGCTGGAATCCTTGGCGATGGTGACGATGCCGTCGACAGTGATCTCGACCGGAGCTCCGGATGCGGCCGCATTCGTGGCCACGCCGAAGATATCGCCGGAAAGGACGCCGGCTCCAGTGGCGACGGCGGCCGGCGCCGTGACGGTAAGGATACTCATAGGGGAAACTTTCAGCCAACCTTCCGGAGCTTGAGGGTCGCTCCGCCTTCGATGTCGACGTCGGGCACGCCCACGGTGTAGGCGATGCCGTTAACGGTGATGGTGTCGCCGCTCTGCGGCAGCGGCACGGTCAGAAACTGGGGCGAGTTGGTGTCGATCCAGAAGCGCAGCACGCCTGTGCCTGCCGCGCCTCCGGGAACGTTCTGCTCCTCCATCCCGGGATTCTTAATGATCCCGGTGATGGAGAAGGGGCCGGAGCCGGACTGGGGCGCCAGGGTCGCTGGGATACCCCACGCGGAGAGAAATGCGGCGTGCGCCGCCTCCACCAAGTCCGGCCAGGCCATGGGAGAGCTCGATTACGAGTTGCCGAGGTAGTAGAAGAGGTCGATCTCGACGACGCCCGCGGTCAGCGCGTCGGCCGACACCGTGACGGTGATCAGGCCGGCGGCCGTCAGCTTCACCGGAAGGATGAAGGTGCCGAGGCCGGTGACGAAATCGCCCGCCGCAAAACTGGTGATGGCGGTCGCGGCCAACAGCGCAGAGGCCGAAGAGCCCGCCGAAGTGCCCGCCGCGATCGAAGCGCCCGCGCCCACAACGGTGGTGGTCGCGTTGAACACCGTCCCGACGATGATCGCCTTGGCCGGGATCGAGGTGTTGATCAGCGGCGTGATGAGCCCGATGGCTCCGCCGTCGTTGGCGAAGTTGTAGGTCGCGTGAGCCCTCTGCAATCCGGAGCCGACCCCGAACTTGGCATTGAGCCGGACGCGCACGGTGGCATCGCCCGAGGCTCCGCCGAGTGCGTTGGTGCCGCTGGCCTGGACCAGCTCGGCTACGCCGATGTGGACGTTCATGCCCGTGCCGGCGGCGGCCTGTTTCGACGTAGCCACCAGGGCCACGTTGTCCCAGAAGATCTGCGCGCCTTCGACGAAGGTGCTGGTGTCCTTGGCCAGGTCGTAGACGCCCTCGACCTCGATTTCAACCGCCGCGCCCGACAACGCCGTGGTGGCGGCGATGCCGAAGATGAGGCCGCCGATCAGGCAGCCTCCGCCGGAGGTGACGTTGTACGGCGCCGTGACGGAGAGGGTTACCCCTTTGTGTACGTAATTCTGCATGATTCTTTTCCTCTTGTTGGATTTGTTGGTGGAGCGGACTCGCCGGGTGGGAGCCCGCTCCGGTTGCCTTTACGCCCCGGCGTTCTTCTGCATGCCGCGGTAGTCGATTGCCTGCGCCGCGAAATCCAGCCGAGCCTTGATCTCAACGCCGTCCACGTCGAAGCCCTGGCGGGTCTCGATGTAGACGCCTTCCTGGCCTTCCAGGTAGCAATATTCCAGGGTGTCGATCTGAGCCGGATCCGCGAACAGATACCAGGCCGTCTCGCTATTGGCGTCGAGCCGAGGCTCGACCACCGGCACCAGGCCGCGCACCCACTCCGGCACCACTTTGGTGAGGTCGGACGAGGCGATGTTGGCGGGATAGACCGCTTGCAACATGTAATTTTCGAGAGCCGCCGGAACCGCGATGAAGCGCGGCACCAGGTTCAAATAGGTGCCTTGCGGCCCGGTCTGCAAGCGCAGGTACTGCCGGCAGGTGGCCAGCGCGCCGAGCGCGTTGGTGATGATGCTGCTGCTGGAGCCGGTTTGCAGGTTGTCATGCGCGGCGTTGAACAACGCGACGTTGTCCTGCTGCATCACCTGGTTATTGATGACGACGTTCCAAACCGTGTTGGACTCGAGCTGCGCCGCGGCCACGCCCAGCACCGCGGGAACGCGGGTGAAGGCTTGCAGGTCGTCGTTGATGATCACCTTGCGGGTCAGC